AATCTTTATCTGAAGAAATAATAACTTTTTGTTGGTCGTGTAATTCGTTACATGTGATTGAGATAATATCATCTGCTTCTGTCGCATCAAACATAAACTGACAGATTGGCATGTTGTTCATGTATTCCATGAGTCTGCCCATTTGCCAAAGTCTATTCTTTAAGGTTTCTTCTTCAGTCTGAAGATTATCCCAATTTAAACGCAACGGTTTACGACCTTCTTTATAATTCTTATCTTGTGCTCGACGACGAACAGAACCATCCTGCCCATCCCAACAAATAATTATTCTGTCGGGTTTAATTTCTCTAGTTAACTTTTGTAAAGTTTTCAAATAACCGCAAAGACCACCAATTGGCTGACCGTTGGGCGACATTGTGGGATTAACAACAAGAGATCTTAGAAACTGATTGAGACTATCAATAATCATATATCTCATTTATTATCTTCTTCTCCTGATTGTTCGGCTTTCTCTTTTTCTATTTCTTCAAGATTCCATAAGAAATCTGGATTCTTCATGTTCTTATTTGATTCATCTAATTGTGCAACATCTGTTGCCTTTTTATCTTCACTCATAAAAAGAAACCTCCTATAACAGATTTGAGGTCCATTATAGGAGGTCCATCATGTAAAGTCAAGCTTAGATACTAACGACCTTGACCACGATACTTTTTCTTATAAAGCTTTGAATGTTTATGAGTTGCATATTTTGTATTGCAACTACGACCCTGACGGGTTTTTTTAGGTCTTGAAAAACCTTTTTTACCATTCTTAGCAATAGAAATTTCCGATTTAGCCATTTTATTCCTCTTCTTCTATAATAACGTCTGTATTTCCATCGACGTTATAGTAATTAGCTGCATTTCCTTTTTGTTGATCAAACTTTGTAATAAGTTCATCCTCAACAATTTCAAGAACTCGATTCCTAAATTTAGCATTTGCAAGTTCTTGCATGAAATCAGCAGAGCGGAATTTAGCTGTATTACCATCAGCGTACTTGATTGTCCACCAAGGACCAACAGTAATTTGATCAGAATTCTTTAGAATCTCCATCCAAGCGTCCTCATCCTGAACATGGACGCGATCACCGCCCCATAGAAGCTTGATGGAACATTCACGACCTTCCGTACCAAAACGGCTCTTCTTTAGAGTACATTTTGTTTCACTACCAATTCGGAAACCATTATCGGAAATAACATAACTTGATTTACTCTTGCGACCAGTTAACCAAATACGTAGCGAATAAGCATAGGCAAGAGCTTTACCACCCGGAACAATATAGGGATTAATCATCATCTCAACGTGAGCAGTTGGACCAGTTACAATATTCTGCTTTAATTGATTTAATACCAAAAATGCTGAACCGGCATTTGCAATAGGCTGAATTAGCTTTGTTAAGCCCTTCGACATGATACGAGGTTTCATTGCCATACTTGACTGCGGATTAAAGTCACCGTTTAGATCTGCGAGGCAAGGTGTGAAAGCAAATGAATCCAAGATAAACAACATCTTATTCTGATTTGACCCAAGCAGTTCTTCAATGGTTTCAAGAACAAACTCGATAGAAGTAGCTTGTGCATAAATAATATTACTTACGTCACAACCAGCTTTCTCAAGGAAGTCTGAATCCAGTGATGACTCTGAATCGAAATAGACAACATCAAATCCTTGCTTTTGAGCATTTGCTGCAACTTGTGCAGCTAAATAGGATTTACCAGAAGCTTCAAGACCAGCCAATTCTGTAATACGACCAGCGGGGATACCACCTTTCTTACCACGGCAAATAATACTATCTAATACATGTGAACCAGTACTAATCCATTCAGTAACATCTGAAGGGTTGTCTTGGGTTAGATCGAAGGCAACATTTGCGCCTGCTTTTTTATTAATCATTTCACGCAACTGTGAAATACCAATGCGTCCTTTTTGTTCTTTTTCTTCTTTTTGTTTTGGATTCCTAGCCATAACTCTCCTTTAAAGGGACAAACCCCATACCAAGTTGGGCTTAGTATAGGGCTTGCCGTGAAATTGTCAATACATTTTACTTGAGAAGATCATCGAAAGCTTCGTCAACTGCGGATTTGCTAGCAGAACCAGCGTACTTAACTTCTTTCTCTGCAACGTCGCCACCTTCTGCGGCTTCATCATCGCCAGATAGGAAACGGTCTAGAGCTTGAGCAACCTGATCGGGTGTCTTACGCTCAAAGAGGTTTGCAAAGTCCACATGAACAGAGAGCAATTCATCGCGTTGCTTCTTGTCGGCAACAATCGGAGAACTGCGACGACGAGGGGTAATTGTGGTAGTCGGGAACATTGCACCGGGGGCTTTTCCATAAGCTAGGACAAGATCGATACCTTCCTCTGCATCCGAAATATCGCCGTAGTCTGGATTAATTACCAGTTGTAGAAGTGTCTCATAAACTTTTTTGCTGTACGAGAAGAGTTGTACACCCTTATCCTCTTCGCCGCGTACTAGAATAGGTGAAACGAAACGCTGCTTTGAAACTAGCTTGCGTGCATTTGCCTTATCCTCTTCTGTACCTTTGTAGAGAGTCGAAACGAACTCGCAAACCTTGCACTCGTCACCGAAATTCTTCTTAGGGCAAAGGAAGCCGTTCTCGCCACCCACGTTATAGTGAAAGTGGAACTCCTTGAAGGGATCGTTATCTGAGGTAGGTACGACGCGAATCACGCTTTCACCGTCAGGGGTCTTCCAGAACTTTGTGGTAGAGCCGCCACCTTTGGTGTGTAGAGCGTTTAGTTTCTGCTTCATCTTATTAATATCAATAGCCATTTTGTTTTTCTCCTTGGTTATAGGACAGACTGTCTAGTTCCGTCCCGCTGTGTTTTGTATAGTATCAAAGTTGAGTGTTGTTGTCAATCCTGTACGAAGTGTGTGAAGCAAATATTAAAAACGTAGTCAGAATCTGTGCTTGAAACAATTTTATATGTTGCATTTACGTCATCTTTCGATGCTTTTTTAATTTGATTCGAAATCTTGTCAAGGATATTTTTATTTTGAGTAGTCTTTTTAGAAAGACAATATAGTAAATATTTTTCTGTTATATGTTGTATTGGGAAGAAATAGCTTTCTTCTTCTTTTTCGAAACTGTAACTACCGAACGTGCATATTCTACTCACCTCCTTTGTCTCTGTCAAGTTCTCTCTTATTGTTGATTCTTCATCGAGAATATAATTGATGAAGTTGAACGTGAAGACGATTGCTTGATTTATTTTCTCGAAATAATCTTCAAGAGAAATCTCTGCGATAGAATTTGCGATTGTCTTATTATCAAGAAGATAAACTCTGCGAAATAAACCCGCTCTTGTTGTTTCTTGCAAAATCTTATACGCAACTCTTTCTTTTAGAACTTGTTCTTTATTAAGCAAATCTGTGTCAGGTCTGATATAAATAATATCAACTGTATTATCTTTTATTTGCTCTAAAATTCTTAAAATACTTCCCGATGTATTACCAGAACCAGACGTGATAAAAATGATTTCTTGATTTTTAAGAGATTTTAGCTTCTCAAATTGGGGTACATTTTCCTCTGCTTCTTCCATTGTTTTGGACTTTGGCAAGAGTAAATCGGCAAGGCGCGTATCAATTGTGATACATTGCGATTTTGTTTCTTCTGAAAATATATTTGCTAGTTTACAGCCAGCCCCGCCATGACCGATAAAAATCATTTTATCTTCCTCATATTTCCAAAATCTTTACCGATAGAAACATTGGTTTTAAATAAACCCAATTCGGTATTAGAGAACGTCTTTTCGATATCATCCAAGAGGTCACGGTCTTCTTTGGACAGGTCGATGATCAGAGAGTCGTGAATCATGAAAGCTACTTTGCTCTTGCGATTTTGTAGTAGCTTATCAATTTCAAGAACTCGGCGTAGGAACATGTCTGATGCGGTACTCTGGATGATATAGTTGAGTGCGTGTTGTTCGTCGCACTCAATTTTCCTATCATAATAATTAGTTACCAGACCATTTTTGTAGTACTTTTCCTTAGTTTTGGTCTTATTATAATATTTATCTGCCTGTTCGTTGACCTTGGTGTCATATAACCAAGAGAAGATTTTTTGCTTTGATTCTTTGCGATCAAACTTATTCTCAAAGATGTGTTCGCGATTCCAATCGTGTAAATCAATATCGGGTTGTTTATGCTCGTTCAAAGCCAATAGCACGCGAAGTTCGCAAGCGTTATAATCTAGTTCCAAAAATGCATCGTTTGTCGGAGATAGAAGAAAACGGCAATCCTTGCTCATGGTGAGGATGGGAAAGCTGTTCTTCTGTGTTGTTAGACGACCCGTAACTGCGCCAAACAAGTTGTAGCGCACATATGGCTCGCTTTTATGAAAGCACTTCTGCTTGTTGATATTCACAGTTAAATCGAATTCTTCGCATACATTTAGATGTTGCTTTGAAATCTTGTCCAATAGAATATCCAATTGAACTAAAAAATCATAGTTAGAAGGCTTGGGATACGCTTTTACTACTTCACCACATGCGCGGGAATATACAGCGGCATACTTGTCCACAAAGCCCTCAGGCACAAATCCGGCGAAGTCTTTGCTATCTGCGTGTGTAGCTGAGAACGCTTTGAAGAACGCTTTTAGCTTCTTGTTAACTTCTGTTAGTTCCTCTGATTGAAGAGGCTTTCCAGATAGGAAATATTTTGCACAGTCCACACTTTGTTCGTGCGACCAAGCAACTTTATCTGTATTTTTAATTTTGTTATTGATGAACTCTACGAACCCACTCATGGCACCAACTTTTCAAACTTTCCATAAATGTATAGTAGTGCCTTCTGCTTGTCAAGATCCTTCTTGTAGATCTTCGATATGTTCACTGAGAAATCATTAAGTTGTATAATGTTATATTTAAATTTGTTTTCGGCGTTTAGCATTCTCAAATAAAAATTTAAAAATATTAATTCATCAGTTTTTAAAAATTCTTCTAGTGTTTTTGGTGGCTCTTCTCTCTTGATCACGGTAACATTTGTCTGTTCTTTTTTTGCACAATAATATGCTTGAGTAAAATCATTTCTAATATCATACAATTCTTTATATGAATTATATAAGAACTCTTTTTGTTTTTCGTAATCTATGAATAATAAGACGTTATAATACTTTTCTATAATATAATCAGGCGTTATATCTTCTTTTTTAACGTCTGGATAAATAAGACCGATAAGTTCTTGAATATTTGGGTGAGAAAGATTAGCTATGAGTTGCCAAGGCGCATCTTCATTAACATAGAACCCATATTGCTCTGCTAGTTTTCTTAGAACTGGAAAATTGAGGTCCGAGATAAAATCTACTTTTTGTTGATCGTTGCTAAACTTTTTGTCAATCAAATCAATTGTTAAACCATTTACATTTTTTGGTTGATTGGTATTTAAAAACTTTAAATGAGTTTGAATGGGCTTTTTTAACTTTGGAATATTTAAAATATAGGTGTTACAATAATCCAATATATTTTCTGTTGCCAAGTTAAGTTGTTGGTCTGTGATAGTTCTGTTGTTAAATTGTTTTTTATTATCTTCCAAAACAGGTTCAAAATTTAATCCAACTTGTGAAAGTTTAGGCTTGCTTAGATATTTGTTGATATTTGATTTTGAAGATATCTGCCCATCTCTCAAAAGAGAATAATATTTTTCAACAACTTCTTTATATGCATATACAACAAAGTCTAAAGCGACAACACCCAGCTCATCATCAAATAATACTTTATCTGCCTTTGGTAATATTTCTAAATTATGTTTATCTCGGAAGCCATAATATACTTTATTCTGTTCTTTAAAGTTTACAAAATTAATATATGTTTTATATGGGGCAATAAAATCCTCATAAGATTTTTTATTATACAATATAATCTTATTACTTTTTTCCGAACCAACATTATAAGCCATACTTATTTAGCCTTTCCGCGATCTAAAAATTTAGCAACAATAGAAGTAGAAAAATCATTTGCTTCTATATCATGACTAACATTAGTAATTAGATAATACCCGCCTAAAGTAAACTTACTAGCTACGCTGTTTAAATCAGATGGTTTACCGAATCCCAATAAACTTGTATCAACAAAGATAATTTGACCGGGCTTAAAGTACTGAAAACCAAAACAGCTTATATTAACGTCATATCTTTGAATAACATTAAATTTCTCATCTAATGGTTTTCCATTAGCACCACCCGTAGAATTAATAAATTGTGCCTCTTTACGGTAGGGGCTATTCATAGGAACAAACTTTATATCTTTCATAATACCAGTTGTGGCTCCTACATAAAAATGGAATATGCCATTTGCAAGATTGTCCTTAAAATCACCAGTTCTATTTAAAGAACCAAATTTGCCATATATAAAGCCATATTTATGCACTGGTTTTTTAAAATTATCTTTTTCAATAAAAGGACTTATCTTTTTTCTAGTTTTTTCATCTTTAAATATATTTCGAACAGTAGACGGATTTACTTTTCTTGTTTGGAATATATCGTCCATATTATATGGTAAATCTGTATAATACACTTCGATAGCTTCATCTTGGAAGGTCTTTAAAACAGAAGTATTAATTATTGATTTTTCAAATTTTTTAGAGATGAATTTTGATTCCCAGTTTGAATAATTATGTATTGTTGTTAGCACGCAATCATTTAAAAAATCTTTTAGAAATTGATTAAATGAATACGACTGAACATTTTTAGCAACAACATTCTTAATGAACCAAGAAGAGAACACATTATAAGCAATCGGAATGGTGGCGATATCTAAAGTAATTTGTTCGCTTTCTTCTTTCCCAATTATATTAAAACCCAACGATACCGCATCTTTTGGTTGTTCATCGTAAAATATTGTTTTTGTTTGTTGTAAATCCAAAGTACCTAAAACATATTTTAAATTTTCAAATGGAGATCTATCGCCTTCATCTTTTGTTAAATTTAAGTATGCATTATTGGCTGCAACGCCAATAATATCTCCAACGAACATATAATTAAAATAAACATTGCCATATGCAACTGGTGGACCATCTTTGCCTTGCTTTACTGTTTCATCAAATAAGCCTTTCGCTGTAGAAAATTGAGTTTGTTCTGGTTTTGTAAGCGCATCGATCATCTCTTGTTCTGCTACTGAAAGCTCAGTCGAAGATTCTTGTGCTTCATTTATTTTTTGCGCTCTAGCAATAATTTTCTCAACATCGCTCTGCAACGTATTAAAGCCAAAATAGGCTTGCTTATCTATTACTTTATACTTCACTACATCCACTGGAACGAACTGTATGTATGAACCGCTTGTATTTGCAGTAAATTGTGCTTTACCTTGGTAAACAATATTGTACTCATACATCTTTGTCATAAAAGAAGTATACTTTGCTGTGTTTATTTTTTGATTATTTTCTTTCTTTATTTTATCGGTTTGCTCACGAAGTTTTTGTAAATCTGTGGCTTTGCTGCCACCAGTAATTTGGTCTTTTAAAAATTGAATATATTCAACATCTTTTGCTTTATCATTTGCATTAGCGTATGATTCTTTCTTTACAGCCTCTTCTTTCTCTGCTATTTGTCTTTCTAAGTCTTGTTTGGTGTTTAGAAAATCTTTTTCGGCATCAGCTAATTTTTTCTTGCTTGCCTCTGTTTCCTGAGAAATAGCACTAGTTTTTCTTTCCAATGAATATTTGTCTATTAATGAATCTGCATTCAAGCCTTCCATTTCTGTTTCTGCTGCGCCAATAAAATTTAAACTTAGGGTAACCGCACCATCGGGCTGGAATTGTAGTTCATAATTCGTAATGCTTAACAACAAGCAGACATTTTCTTCATAAAGTGTTTTTACATTTTCTTCTTCACTCGGTTTTATGGTTGTATTCGCCCAACCAAATATTAAAGAATAAACAACCGGCTTTTTATCTTCATCTTTAGTCGGCATTGTAAGTAATAAATTATATTTTGGATTGTCTACTAAAGTTCTTGCATTAGCAAAAAACAAACTCATTACTCCTTTATATGCATAATAAGCACCAGTATTACTTATTACATCAACTTTTAAAGAAGTAAGACCACAAGATGTTGTATCTTGCAAAATAGTATCTAAAGATTTTCTACTGTAATGTGTTGAGAAGTCTATCTCTGTTGCTTTGTCAAAGATCGGTTTATTATTTTCTTTTGGAACTCTTAAAAATTTTACATGGGATATTAAAGAAGCTATATCTTTATTGTTTATTTTTAATAAACCTTCCGTATACTTCTTTGAAATAAAATAATTCATTAATTCATTAGTTGATTCTGAATTATTCTCTTTGGATGAATCAGTACAAAATAACGGAGGAACAAATTCATATGCCTCTTCTTCTAATTGTTGGATCATTATTGGAGGCAGAAGAGAATTAAAATCTTTTCCTTTGCCTTCCAATAATTTTTTCATCAACGAATACTGAGCTACTTCATTGATATCAGTTTTATTGAAATCAAGTCTTCCAAATTCGTCTATCAATTCTTGTTGCTGGGCATAAGAAGTTTCGTTCGCCATTTTAATATCCTATCAAACTTAGTAATTCGTACAATGGTAGAGGAATGTAAACAGTGTCGCCAACCAATAGATGCTGCTCAGTTGGTTTTTGATTAATATAAGCTAATACCCACCAATAATCTGAATCTTTATAATGAGCATTTGCAAGTTTTTCAAAAGAATCACCCTGCTTCCAAATGTGAGTCATAATCTGTAATTTATTAAGTTCTTCATCGGATGGAAATGTTAATTTAACTGTTTCATATTGTAAAAAACTAGTAGTGCCTTTATCAAACAATTTTTGTTTATACAGCTCATCATTATTTTTTATAATATTTCTACTTGTATATCTTGAAGTTGCCATTATTTTGCTCCGAGTTTATCGCCCGCAATACGAGAAAATGGATCGTTTGGATCTGGTGATCTGCTAGAATCTTGCGGAGATTGGTTACCGTCAGAAATAGCTGACGTTGTAGAATTTTTATAAGGGAAGTTACCGCTTTTCCATTTATTTGATGACCATCCCGGTGCTTTTGTATGCAATACAGTAAATGCTAAAGAAACTTTAAATTCCTTTGGATATAAATTGTTATTATCATCAATAAAATAGCCAGATTCATTTGTCGGAACAAAATCTACACCACCAAAGAAACCATAAAGAAAATCTCCATATTCATTTGCTAGATTTTGAAATTTCATTTTGCACATCGGAGGTGACGATATACCAGAAACATTTTCATTGTTTGTATACTCTGGATATTGAAATTTAATAAGGTTAGATATTTTGTCAAGATTATTTATCGCATCTTCTTGGCTACTCGCTGGAACTGTAAAACCTATAGATAAAGTTCTAGTTGTGTTCTGATAATTGACAATCGGATCCATTCTACCATAGACAGTTTGGCTTTTAAAGTTGGTCTTGAACGAATCATTAAAAGAGTTTAAAAACGCTGCGAACTTCACACCTTGGTTAGAAGGCAAATGAACTATTTCAATATTAAAACTGTTTACATAAGCAGAAATATTTGAAAAATTAGAATCAGCCATATATTATTATTTCCTTTATGCCACAAATGGATTGTATCTATTAGATTCTGCCAACACTGAATTTACTTTTTTACCATCCATCATAATTGGTCTAGCTGCCAAACCATCAATTTTACTTATGAGAACATCTAATTTTTGTGCTAGAATACCACCTTCTTTTGCGGCAATAACACTATCTTGTGCAGATGTAATCATTCTACCACCTTGAGGTGTTGTAATCATGCTACCACCGGGAGCAAAAGCATCTTGAACAGTCACTGCTTGTCTGGCTCTGGCATTTGCTCTAATAGCTTCACGTTGTCTTGCTTCTTCTGGTGTTAAGTCATTTACGTCTATCTTGCCACCGGAGAGTTCTAGATTACGTGCTCTATTGATCGCCATGCCGCCAGCAATACCAATGCCAGCAGCAAGAGCAGCACCGCCAAGTACAGTTGCGGCTGTACCCCCAGCTACTCCTAGAAAACCAGCACCAGCAACACCTCCTGCGCCAGCAGCAGCACCACCAGCAGCGCCTGCGCCTCCAGCAGCCTCAATTGCAGCAGTACTAGCTTGAATAGCGGTTGTTAATGCTTTTATTTTTGTAAAAGTTTGATAAATTCCAAATAGTGTACTACCAAAAGCAATTAATGGTCCTATAACAAAAAAGGACTTCATTAAACCCGTATTAGAAGCCAACCATTTAAATCCGGGAACAATGTAATCTTTAACAAAGTTAGCTAAATCTTTTACAGTAGATACAAAACTATCAATAGTCGCTTTATCTGAAAAAGCTGCAACAAAGGCATTTTGCAATTGTTGAAATATGTCTTGTGTTTTTAATGCAATTTTATTAAGATCTTCTTGTTTTTTAGCCGCTTCTTCTTGTTCTCTTGTATATTCTTCTATACCTTTACCGCCATTTCTAAATACTTTCATAAACTGGTCTTCTTTCATACCAGCAGCAGATGCAAAATATTTAATTTGAGATCTTGTTAAATTATCGACACTTGTGCCTGATTTATTAAAAGCATCTTGTAATTGCTTTAGAACTTCAGTTGGTCCGCCTTCAAGTGAGGCTTTCATTAAATCAAGAGAATCAACAAACTGACCACCCAAAGCAACATTAAGTTCGCCAGCAGCGTTGGCAGCTTTCTCAAATGAATCATATTGATCCATTATGCCAAACAACTCGTCAGTATTCATGCCAAGTTTTTTAGCTGCTATGGCAGTTTTTGAAAATACTTCTTCAGCGCGGCTTCCAAAACCTACAAGTTTAGGTGACAATGAAATAAAATCATCTAGTCCCTTTTGTCCTTGCCCCAACGTTAAAGATAGGGCAGCAACTCTTTTAATGGTTCCTTCTGCTTGCGTAGCAGTTTGACCAAAAACTTTTGTTAAGCCAACCATTGCAGCAGTTGTTTTACTCGCTGCGAATCCTGCTAAACTTAATTTAGTTGTAGTATCAATTAAACTTCTTTGCGTGGCAGTCGAATAGCCAGAGAAATCGGCTAAACCTTGATTTAACTCTCCCACAGCTTCATACATATCTTTTTCAGTAATACCAAAACCTGCCAAACCTTCGCGCATTTGACCAATTGATTGAACATAGCTATCACTTAAAAAGCCAAATTTTCTAAATGCTTCTGCTGGAGCCTTTATAATATCTGTTAATATTTCTCTAAAACCTTTAATTCTTGTCCCAAGTAAAGGAAGATTAAAGCCTTCGGTCATCGCTGTGGCGAACTGTTTCAATCCATCGAGCGAGTCTTTTAGAAATTTTTTCTTTAAGTCAGCCAATTCTTTCTCTGCTGCCTTACGTTTTTCTATATTTTTTTGTTGTTCTTCAGCAAGTTTTTTTTCTGCGTCCTCGATTGCTTTTTGTTGTTTTGCTTGTAGATCTATTTCTTTTTTTACTTGATCAACTTTTTCTTTGTGTAGTTCTTCTTGCGCCTCTTTAAGTTCCTGTAACCCATCCAACTCTTGTTGTAATAGTTTCTTTTTGTCTTTATCTTCTTCATCTCTAATCTGTTTTAATTTAAGTTGAATATTTTTTTCAGTCTCTAAAAGATCTGCACTTTTTTGCATAAGTGCATTAATCGCTTTCTGCTTTTCTTCTTCTGCTTCCATAGATTTAAGCAATTGCTCTCTTATGGTGAGAGCTTTTTGAGCTGTCGTAAAAGATTCATCAAATGTCTTATTTATTTGAGCTACACTTTGTTCAAGTTGTGCGGGATCTAACGCCATAACTATTATTCCTTATACGGTCAAAGATAAATAGTTATTATCGAGAATTTTGAGCCATTGCTTTCTCTTGTGCTTCTACTTCTTTATTTTTCTGATCTACAAGACGATTATAATACCAATTTCTAATGGTGACTGGTAAGTTATAACATTCAAAGAAACTCCAGCCACCATGATACTTCATTTGGAATATCTGTTCGTAAACAGATTGAATGTATTTATCATTCAGGCCAAAAAAAGGTTGTGGTTAGAGGCACCTCTACCTCTTGTGATTCTCCACAATTTGAGCATACAAACTCTTGTTTATTATTTACTGAAGGTGAAATGACGTTGTACATGCGACGTAAAAACTTAGCGTCAAATGCTGGCATGGTATCAATAAACTTATTTATAGTGCCTTTTTCTGTTTCATCATTAATAGATATAATGTATTGCTTCATCTGATCTGTCAAAGATGAATCGGGTAAATTTTGTTTCTTCTTTGTTTCAGCTAGTTGAGCTAGTCTCTTTTCATCTGCACCATTGATTAATTTAAATTCAACACTATATTTTGTCTTTGGTAACTCAATTATAAAAGTACCATTCTCTGTTAATGATGCCTCACAGCTTTGTAGCTTATCATCATCTGGAAATTCATTAGAGAATAGTTCTAAATCAAACGTATGCTTGCTGGTCTTAGAACAAGAAGGACAGGTCATATCTACAATATACTCTGAACCATACCCAGTTATTCTGGATGCTACAACTAATGCGCTCTTATCACATAATAAAATACTGTCTAAATTAACTTTTTTATCTAATAGAAGACTAGCTAGTAATTTATCTAACACAACACCTTTTTGAATATAACTTTTATTAACAAGTATATCTTCATCCTTCGCAGTCATGAAACGGATTTCAACAGTTTCTTTCCCATGCCAAGGATGGTCTTTAGGATAGAATAAACCTTTTGATGGAAGATCTACTAATTGTACTGGAGTTGTTATTTCTACTGAATTATTTGTTCTGCTTGAATCGTGGTCATTGACTAGGGCTGCGACTTCTGCAACATTAGCAGCCCTTAGTCTCTCTTCGTTACGCATAAAAACCTCATTTATTTTTTATTATCTAATATTAATATGGTATACCAACTGTAGTGATGGTAGCATAATCATATACCATAGTAGCGGTAATTTCAACCATGTCTTCGCTTGAGTATGAAAGGCTACCGAATTCAACATTTGATACGAAAGCATTGTGTAGTGTCCATATTTCAATTGGATTACCATCTGCATCAATTTGTTGAATTACAACGTTACCTAGAGCTTGAACTGATTTATCGCGTGATACTGTAGCTTTGTTATTAGGATCGACAGGATAGCTATAACCAGAATTCTGTAGCATGTTAACGAAAGATTGTGTAACATCAGGATTTGCTGGATCGGCAAATGTCATCGTAATATCATTCCACTTTACAGTTGTTGGATATTTAAACTCGTGATTTAAATATTGGTGTCTTGAAACACCAACTACGAAAGATGGTTTTTTAACAGTTTTTGCAATAAAGGGATCAAAGTTTGATACATATACCACGAATCTGTACTGACGCTTTGGATCTAATTTGGGATCTGACCAGAATGAAGCCATTATATTATTCTCCTATTAATCTTGGAATGAAGCACCTGAGTTGGTGATTACGAAATCGATTGCTATGAATTCAATAGCCTTTGTGGGCTTCAAGAAGATCTTAGCATACATGATGTTCTGATCGATTAGATCGGGTGTTGTTGTTGTCTTATCGAGGATTACTTTGTAATCATCTAGACCAAATCTTGTCTTAACGCTAGCCATTAGAGGATTAACTTGACCTAAGAAGGTGTTCCAAGTAACTTCAACGTTGGGGCTGAAGAGTAATCTTGCAGCAATTCTTGAAACCTCTTTCTTTAGATAAATCATTAATCTTCTAACATTAATTCTATCTAGAGCAGAACGTGTAACTTGTAGAGTCTTTTGACCGAATACAACGATACCTTCTGCTGGGAATTGGGCGATAGGATTAATGTTTGCCTCGTATAGCTTGTCTCTTTGCTTGGAGGTTAGTTGTTCAGAAACTTGGATTACTGGGATACCAGCAGCACCTTCTGATAGACCACCTCTTGTGAAGCCAGCAGGAGCAAACCAAGGTTCGGCTTTGTTATCTGTACTAGAGAATACACCTAAAGCTGCGATTGAGGGTGGTGCCCACAAAGTAGCGTTGTTGATGGTATCTCTAATTCTAACCCAAGGATAATATGTACAAGCATAGCTTGAGTTAATACCTCTAGTTTTTAAAGTAGATACAACATTATCAAGATTGCTTGTGCCGTTACCACCAGTTCCACCTGTACCTAAGCCATATTGGGTTGCACTTTCATGACGAGGAGTGTAAACACTTGGCAAATCAACAATTGCTAGTGTATCGCCTCTTGATTCAGCGACTGCAATCATTTTATCGGTAACGTTATTGTCGGTTAGACCGGGGACGACCAACAAATTCATTTCCACTCTTTCAGGATCAGAAACAGCATTTAGTGCTTTAAGTACTGAGAAGATTGCGTAATTGGTTGCCGCAGTTGTTGAACCAACGGTAGACATATCGTTATTATTAAAAGGATCGCTTTCTAATATATTTAAGCCATTGGAACCACCATACATTGGTACTGTAAATCTATTGATACCGGCATTTAATGTAGTTACGTATCCATTAATAGCTGTTAAAGATTTTCCTGTGGCGAATGAGCCTGAGCTATAGAAATAAGATGTAGCCGATAAAGAACCAGTTGGAAGAGAGCTAGAAACTTCATCCAATGAGATGTAATCCGTTGTAACCATGTTTGCTTGAGTTGTTGTAATTGTTGTTGACAACATTTTAGCAAGGTCTGTATATGTTTTATCTTTGTAAACTAAGTTTGCTTTCTTATTGTAAGTTGCACCCCAATAAGCATTAAATGGTGTTGAGAGCGAACCAGTAACAGTGTCGGTTCTTGTTAAGAATTGTGGATATGAAATTGCTAAAGCGGTAGAACCAGCAGCACCAGTAATTGAAGAACCACTTACAACTAAAGTAGTGATGCTATTTGTTAATGTGCCACCTGTTCCAATTGTGAAACTCTTGATTCTTGGAGGTAGGAAACAACCAAATGGTACATAAGCTGGATTAACGTTGCCTGCATCTACATCTGGATTCATAACAACTCTTATGAACTTAGAATTGTTTGGATAATTTCCTTTTAGGGTATACATATTGTTTATGTTATCCCAATCCATATATTGGTCACCAATCTTTTTAGCGACGTAGTTCTCAGAGAATGGATTTAAATCACATTGAGCAAAAGACTCTACAACTTTTGGATTTGCATCACTGTCTAGAGCATCTCTTATTTCAACTGTAAATGTGCCATATGGTAAATCTTTGCTTGCGCCGGGTTTAATATCTCTAATCGCAATCTTAAATCTTCTTTGATTTGATTCGCCAGAACCAAGATCTTGGAAAGAAAATAGTTTTTGCATACTCGTAGGCTGATAGCTGCCAGTGCCACCCAAATTTTGTGCAAATACATCAGCGGTTTGGCTCTTTTGGTTTGTAGCATAACGGCTACCGTAATCTAACGAAGAACCGTCGCCTAATCTTAATACAACAGCGTAATTTGTAGAAGAAGTTACTATATTTTTAACATTCTCTTCAAATGTTTCGCCAAGGAAATATGATGAAGTTGTTGATGTTACTGTAGCATTAGTTAAAATTGGATTGGTATTAAACACTTTGCGAATATATAATTCACTATCTTCATCAAAATTAAATTTGGATTTTGTTGAACCAATTTGACCAACAAATGTTTTATCAGTTCCAGCAACGCTTCCGATAACTGCTTCGATGCTACCAGTTGTTACAGATGTACCACGAATAGTACCAGTTAATTGGAATTGAGCTGATGATGAATTATTAGTATAAAATACTGCTGCAAGAGTACCGCTGTATGATGCAGAGTCTATTAAAAATAGACCATAAGTAGATTGACTAGCCAATCTCCAACCAGCAGGTATACCTGTACTAATTGATTGATTAGGGTCTTGATCGCCAAGCAATCTTACGATTGTAGCTCTGTTAGAATTCTTTAACCAAGCTTGTGCAGCATAAGTTGCATACATCGGAGAAGTATAGTTACCGTTTCTCCATATATCATCACCAGAGCCACCAGCAACTGGATTGCCGAATATTTCTACGAAATCTGAAAAAGAATTAACTTGTACAGGAACCATTGCAGGACCACGTTCGGTTCTACCAATGATTACAGGACCAATTGGCGCAGCTTGCTTTGGCAATTGCGAGTTGTCAATTTCATTAATGAAAACGCCGGGTGAAACGAATCTAAACTTTTTATCGATACTAACAGCCATATTTTAAAACTCCTATAACTCTTTTATAAATAGTGCTATAAAATGGTAAAAGTAGTTAGGGGCGATAAAAACCTTCCTTTCCAATGTGTTGTGGAATGTCGCCTACTACTACTCTTTCTCTCTGAAACCTGAATTTTGCAGCAGTTTCTCTTACAACAACTTTTGGTTGAGGTTCATTTTTGTCTTGTCCGAGTATATAACCAAGTACCTTTATTTGTACTTTTGTTGTGAAAATTCTTTCTTGATCATTTAAAGCAGATGTATTACTCTCTAAATTAAAATTTGATTGAATAAATGATTCATATTGATGACCATTTTTCTTTAATAAGAATGAATTTATGCCACCTGTTTTTGCCATGAAGGGCACAACTATTTCATTCATTTGCTGAATGTACTCAGTTCTTAATGTAATGTCATAAGACATATCTAAATAAGTTGGATATGGTGTATAAAGAATTTCATAAACAGCAGTATTCGTTCTTTGTTGTTTTGGATAATTCACTCTACCAGTTATTCGATATGTATCATTATTAACAAACTCTTTTGTTTTTTCTTGTTGTATTTGTCTAGCGATGGCAATAACACCACCTTTAACATCTTGATTAGCAAATAGATTTGCTCCAAATGAGCCTTTCTTAGCTAAATTCTTTTCGACAGAAGTTCTCTCAACAGTAATTAATGGATAAACTAATGAACCTTCGCCATCTCGTCTATCTTTATAGTTTTTAACCATAAAAGCTCTTTCTGCATTAGACCAAATTACGGGAACCTTTTTCCAACCTTCGTTGGAAATTGTATGAATATTTAATGCTTCATTAATCCACTCGTATAAAGCAGAATCTATATTCTCCAGTGTTGAAGGCATAATATAGTGTTCAGTATTATTTGGCATCAAATAGACCCTTTCTGCTCTTAATACATTTGGCTTCTATCTCAAATTTTTGATCAATCTGTCCAAATAGTTGTTTAGGCTCATTTAATTGAACGATCTCATAATATTGATCGCCATATAAAACAAAGTCCCCTTCTCTTACAAACATATCTTGATCGGCAGTTAATCTTCTTTTATGAAAATGAACTAATATAGATGACTTTCTATCAACACCGAGATTTGTTGTTTGTGTTTCATAGCCTTGCCATACGACTCTGGCATATACTCTTACTGGAGGTAGGAACGTTTTTTCTATAGCTTCTCCATATAACGGATGAAAGTTTGTATTCTCAATGCTAATAGGATAGTACAAAAGTGTTTGACCTACGACACCTTCAATGATTTCGTCATTTACTTGTTTAACAAAATCACGTTCCTTTTTTCCTGTGAATAAGGGAGGTGGTGGATTTGTTGGTCTTGACCATCTATTAGAAGCCATATATTATTTATCCTACCATAATTGCTGACGGAACTTGTTTGTACGTTTCTACAGCGTTTGTTATTTTATTCTTGTCTGCTTCGACCAATTTCTCATAAGTTAGATCATTAAGCATTTCTTTCAATTCTGTTCTAAGTTTATCTTGTTCGTCTTTTGCTTGTGTCAATAGCTGATCTGCGTTTAAACTTACATTATCTCCGGGAATCGGAATTGTATTATTAAACTTGCCACGTACTTGACCTAACATTTCTTTTGTAAGAGCCAATGCAAATCTACGAATCCATTGTTTACCCATACTGTTTATGTTCTCGTATGGAATATTTGAGAATGGTAAAGTATTAACATTGTTAACGCCGTTCAGGTTTGTAGCAGAACTGGCATCTGTCTCTTCTGTCGCGCTAGTGGAATCTATCGTAAATCTGAACCAGTATTTTGTCTCATAATTACCAAAAGTTTGTGGTGCAGGATAGATGCGTATTTTATTATTAATAATTTCATAAGAGAAATTTGACACTCTTGTTTTAATTGAGTCTTCATACATCATAGATTGTAATTTATTTTGCCATGATGGAATAACTTCAAACGTAGAAGCATCAGTATATTGTCCGTAATTAGATAAGTTACCTACAACATTTAAGCCGCCATAATATCCAAAGAATCTCCAAATAGCTCTTGGCGAAATATAATAAACATTTCTAACTCTAATTCTATTATTTAATTTAGAACCTAAAGCAGAAGCGTATGGAAGAGTCGGGTCTGCTACGACATTTCCTGATAATATTGTCTGTAGATCATAATCTTGTTGTTGATCAATAATGTTTATAGACGCTGAATATAGTGTTGATGTTCCACCAATGCCCGATTCTTCAGAAATTCCTTGAGCCATTTTCTTGAAATATTCAAGCTTGAACTTGGGATATTTTAATGCTGCATTATTACCGGAAAGTAATTCACCTTTATCATTAAATGTGCCAGTTGCATTTCCTAAAATATTAGACAAAGAGTTCTTTGCCTGATGCATATTAATAATATAAGAATATTCTAATGTAGCTTCTTCATAGGCTGCATAAACATTACCATTTGTAATTTCAATATCTAATACATCGCCACCTAATTTCTTAAAGGTAAAAGCAACTTGTTCTGCTGCGCCAGATAGAAAGTAAGTCGAATATAATGGACCACCAGTACCATAAACATTATATGGAAGATGTGTAGTAATAACATCTCCTGTTGTTGCTATATTAACAGAAGATGATAATACAACTGTACTTACTGTACTAATTGGCGTTAAATCTTGAACATTAGACATTTACATGTACCCTCAGAATAAATAGTTTATTAAATAAGTTTGGACTTAGCTGTAATAGATTTTAGAGTTGGAGCAACCTTCTTATCTTTTGTTGTAAGCTGAATTTCAACCTGTAAGAGATTTCCTACAATATTTACCTTGGTTAAATCATATGGAAATACTTCTGGCGGGAAATCGATAGGTTCTGACCATTTAGCAGATTCTAATTCTACTTTTGTATTACCAGCTCTTAATCTAAACCTCAAAGCTGTTCCTGCTGGTAGGTCTGCTTCTGCTGAAATAGATTGCCATACTTGTTTTGGTTGATTTGTTGTAACTGGATTTGAAGTTATTCCTCCAAAGAATACTGTACTGTATTGTCCTTTTGGAGCAGTGAAATAATTTAAAGTATAGCCAGTCATATCTGAATATGTATATGGAGATGAGCCAACAGAAACCAATCCAACTTTTGTCATTGTTTTTGGATCTAACTTGGCTGCACTTGAACCGCCTTGATTTACGACCCACACAAAGCCATCATAATCCAGTGCTACGCCAACAGGATTACCAGAACTAGAAATAAAACCTTCTACTTGAGGCGGCTCCATGTTTCCATTGATTTTTACAGCACCACCAGAACCATCAACGGCAACATAAACATAGCCATCGTTAGAACTTGCAACGCCTCTACCACCACCCCATTGCATATTTACGACTTTCCATTGTAATGTTTTGGGGTCATAAACGGAAGCGGAATTTCCAGAGGCAACCCAGATTCTTCCATATTTATCTACATTTAAACCATAAGCACCAGCAGGATAAGATAGAGAGGGCAATGTATTAGATTTTGTAACAATGCCAGTTATAGGATCGACCATAATTAAACTATTACATCCAGCACCTTGACCCCATATAATTCCTTTCTGGTCAATAACAAGACCGTAGGGTTCACAACCAAGATCAATATCTGACATTATTGCTCCGCTATTTTGATTTAATCTAACAAGAGCTTTTGTATACCAAAAACCAATCCAAACATTATTATCTTTATCTACTGCTGCACCTCTTGCATAAGTTCCTTTATTAGGCTGAACAATAAATTTAATACATTCATCATTGCCGATAGGATTACTATTTGTTGAAGTTTCGATAATACCATTTCCATTCTTATCAATACATTTAGATTTGTCTGCAATAATCTTTGCAATTTGCCCATCACCACGACAAGCAACCCAAACATTACCTTCTAGGTCCACAGAGGTTCTTGATGGATCGACACAAACATTATAACGACCAACTTCCGTAATTGTCTTGCAATCTACTTTTGATACTGTATTTTGAGGCGAGTTTGCAATCCAAATAAATTTAAGATTTAAAGCAATCTTAGACATATCAAGAGTTACATTACCTTGCGGATCTAAACCAAGACCAGTTGAATTTTCACTATTTAAATTCCAAGGATTTAATCCGCCTATTGTTTGTTGATTACAGGTAAGATCACAATTACCACAAGTAGACTTTACGCCCTCGTCTATATCTCCATCGCAGTCATCGTCTTTGCTATTACATACTTCTACTGATGGTCCAATATCTCCCTTGCATTCCTGCCAGAATCCATTTGTACATAATTGTACACCTTTTTTACAAGAACCTTTTCCTAACGTTATTGGATCATATGAATAACAAGTTGCTGATTTTGTTTTACAGGAACAGCCTACGACATTGCCTTTCGAGCAGTCTGGGCATTCTACTGTAAAGTTGGGATTTGTATCGTCACAATCCTCTCCGAATTCACAATTAGTTCCATAATTATCGCCATCGTCATCTATACAAGACTCTGCAATTTCTTCTATATCTTCTTGTGAGTCTTCTGTCACTTCAGTGTCTTGCGGATTTTCTACATCATTTTCTGTATCATTTGTTGCTATATTTGAATCGTCTTCTGTCACATCATTTGTGGTATCGGTTGTATCCTTGATATCTTTATTAATGACACCAGTATCTTGTATCACATCAAAATTGAAACTATTATTTTGAATAGTTGTTGAAGCCGTTTCTTGTGAACATCCTAACATGAACAATAAAATAAGAACTTTTTTTAGCATTGTATTAACTCTTAATAAATAGAATATACAA